CCGGAGTCCCTTCCAGCGGTCTTTCGTCCGTCGCAGGTTCCCCGGGTTACAGTTTCTCAGTCCTCTGCTGTTCATGCCTCAGGTCAAGCCTTTTTGAAGGTTGGATTGGTACGGCTGTCCAGCACTACGAATTCCTCACCGAAGCCGATGTTGGTATCTGCCTTCATCAGCATCTTGAAGAAGTAGAGTTCACTGGCGGAGCTGAGCTTGTCGATTTGGATCACGTCCTCGTCGTCACTCAGGTTCACGGCAGCAAAGAGGTTCGAGGTGGATGCGCTTGGCGAGCAGAGGGTGGCCACGAGTACACCGTCAGGCCATGCGGCCAATGTCTCGATGGTGATGCCTTTGTAGCGCATGGCGTTCACGTCCGTTTCGCTGGCGTTCTTGCCTTCGCGTGCGGTCAGTTCGTCATCGTAGGTGTCGAAGTCGTTCACGCTCATGATGATTCTCAGGGCTGCATTGCCACGAAGAGCTGCGGGAATAGCCTTGCGCAAGGCCTTCAGCTTGCCTAACATGGTGGATTCGGTGGTGGTTGCGAGCACATAGTCGGTTGCCTTGGCAGCCTGTGTCAGGATACCGTCCATCAGCTGGTCTTCACCTTCACCGTAAGTGCCGTTGATGTAGTGGTCGCCCAGTTCAAAGGTCACTTGCTGGCTCAAGGCTTCGAGCAGCTTGTTCTGTACTTCGGCAGGAAGTTCACGGAATACCATCTGACCCTTGGGCTGGAAGGGTCGCCAGATGGCTTCGAAAGCCGACGGGTCGAATACGGTGAAGGCCATCATGTCCTTCGGTTCAAGCTTCTGTTCGCTGTAGGTGAAGTCACCCTTCGAGTTGGTCAGCTGCGGGTTCTTGTTGCGTTTCTGGAGCATCTTGCCGGTCTTGACACGGGGAATGCTCACTGACTTGTTGATGCCGGGGATAACACAGATCAATCCTTTCTCGGTGATTTCGTTGCCGGTTGCGGCCATGGTAAGGAGCTGCTCCAAGACCTCACCGCTGTAATGGGTGTTTGATACGTTCAATGCCATTGTTTAAATAGGTTTTAAAGGGTTGTTTACTTTACATCTTGATTTGTTGGCGGCCACGGATATACGTGCCGCTGTTCTTGCCGGACGATACGGTGCTGCACACGTTCATCCCTTTCTTCACTGCGGGTTTCATGGGCTTAGTGGTTTTGGTATTTGTTTCGGATTTCCGCCTGGCGTTTTTCCCAAGCACTGGTCTTTTCACCGGCAGTTTCCTTACCCAGCTCGTTCTTCAGCATCCGCTTCGGCTTCATGGCTTTCAATACGGCAGAGCCGTTCTTGAAGTCATTCTTCAGCAGGTTGCGGTAGGTGTCTGCCTGTCCGGCATCGATGCGTCCGTCCGTCACGGCTTCCGTTACGGCTTGTTCGATGCGTTCCTGTTGTTGTTCGTCCAACTGTCTTTGCAGTTCTTCGTTCTGTCTTTCCAGTTCGTCCGCACGTTCGGCACGGGCGGCGGTCTCGCTCACTGCGGCCATGGCCGCTTCCTCGTCCGCACAGTTGGCGAATCGGGGAATCTTCTTCAAGTCTTCTAACTTCATTTCTATCTCTGTTTGTGACTGGAAAGCGTCCAGTCGGTTAGTGAATATTCGGTAAATGTCTTCGGTGGTACTGCCTTCGGGAATGTGTTCTTCCACATCGTACAGGGCATCCACCAAGCCTAATTTCAGCGCTTCGTCCGCCTTCAGCCAGTGGTCGGCTCCGTCAAAGTAGGTACGCTTTATCTCGTCGGCACTCAGGCGGCACCGGCTGCCGATGATTTCGGCGATGGTGTCTTCCAGCCCCTCGATGGTGGCTATCATGTCGCGCAGGTCCTGCTTGTTGCCGTAGCATCCGCCGCTCACGTTGTGCAGCATCATACGGGCATAGCGGCTCATCTCCACACGCTGTCCGGCCAAGGCGATGACACCCGCAATGCTGGCAGCGATGCCGTCGATGAAGACGGTCACGCGGCTGCGGCATTGTCGGATGGCATTGAAGATGGCAATGCCGGGATAGACATCACCGCCTACCGAGTTGATACGGATATTCAGGTTAGGGTAGTTCTCGTCCAGATACATCAGCTCGGACACGAAGGCGCGGCTCCCTATTTTCCCGTCGCCGCCCTCATCGCTGATTTCGCCGTACAGCAGGATTACTGCCGTTTCGGGGTTCAATATGTTCTTGAAAATCTTCATACGTTTTCCGTTCTTTTTCAGCGAAATTAGGGAGGAATCCGTACTTGCGCAAAAAAGTGTGTAACCGTTCCCTACAAGTGCGTATCCTGTACACGAATCTCTGCAAGTGTTCCACCCTTATTTTTTAGCTGCCTCTATTCACCTCAAATTTGCAATAAAATAAGGTCAAACCCTTCATTCTTAATTTTTAATTTTTAATTCTCAATTTAGGGAGTATGGCAGAATTGACTTCACAGCAAAAGAAGGAATACGCACAGATGCTGTTCCTCAAGGAGAACCTCACCCAGCAGGAAATCGCCGAACGGGTGGGTGTCAGCCGTCAGACCGTCGCCCGATGGTCGAAAGAAGAGAAGTGGGAGGAACGCAAGGTGGGCATCACCACCACACGCGAGGCACAGATAGCCAACCTTTATCGTCAGATAGCGGAAATCAACCGGGTCATCAGCGAGCGCGAGGAGGGACAACGATTCGCCACACCGCCCGAAGCCGACACTTTAGGCAAGCTGGCGGCAGCGGTCAAGAAGATGGAAACCGATGTGGGCATTGCCGACATCATCAGTGTGGGGATGCGCTTCATCAGCTGGATCCGTCCGGTGGATGTGGAGAAAGCCAAGGAGTTCATCCGATTGTGGGACGCTTTCATCAAGGATAGCCTATGACACAGAAGGACAGAGAAGCACTGCGCGACTGGGAAGAGTTCCGCGACGACGGATTGCGTGATACACCGGTCGAAATCGACATGAGCCGTGCCGAGATGGAAAAGAAGCGCAAGTGGCTGGAAGAACACCCCATGGAGTGGATTCAGTATTTCTTCCCCGAGTTCGCCACCTACGAGTTCGCTCCCTTCCACCGCAAGGCCGTGGAACGTTGTATCAAGAACGATGAATGGTTCGAGGTGCTGAGCTGGGCACGAAGCTTGGCCAAGAGTACCACCGTCATGTTCATCGTCATGTATTTGGTGCTGACAGGCAAGAAACGCAATGTCATGATGGCCAGTGCCACACAGGACAGTGCCGTCCGCTTGCTCGACCCTTACAAGCAGCAGTTCGAAAAGAACGGACGCATCCGTGCTTTTTACGGTCAGCAGGTGAATTTGGGGGCTTGGAGTGCCGAGGAATTCAAGACCAAGGGCGGGGCATCGTTCCGTGCCGTGGGTGCAGGCAACGCACCCCGTGGTAGCCGCGACGGGGCGGTACGTCCCGATGTGCTGTTGGTCGATGACTTCGATACCGACGAAGCTTGCCGCAACCCCGACACCGTGAACAAGAATTGGGAGTGGTGGGAAAAGGCGCTGTATCCTACACGCGACCCGGCCCGACCCGTATTGGTCATTTTCTGTGGCAACATCATTGCCCGCGACTGTTGCGTGGTGCGTGCCGGTGCCATGGCCAACCATTGGGACATTGTGAACATCCGCGACAAGAACGGACATTCCACTTGGCCGTCCAAGAACACCGAGGAGAAAATCGATGCGGCACTTTCCAAAATCAGTACCGCCAGCCAGCAGACGGAGTATTTCAATAACCCCATTTCCGAGGGCGAGGTATTCAAGGAGCTGACATACGGCAAGGTACCCAAGCTCTCGAAGTTCCGCTTCCTCATCATCTACGGCGACCCGGCACCGGGCGAGAACAAGACCAAGAACAGCTCCACCAAGAGCTGCATCCTTATGGGGCAGATAGGCGAAAAGGTCTATGTCATCAATCCGCGCCTGGACCGTGGGCTGAACTCCGAGTTCATCCAATGGTATGTGGAACTGCTCGACTATGTGGCTATGCGTGCCCCGAACACGCCCGTATATTGCTACATGGAAAACAACAAGCTTCAGGATCCTTTCTTCCAGCAGGTGTTCAAGCCGTTGGTAGCCAAGGTACGT